ATCCACTTAGGTAATGCTTCATAAGCTAACTGGATACGTCCTAGAACTTCTCTTGCACCGTCTCCTTTGTTTGCTAATATCGCAACAGTTTTAAATTCATTAAAGAGGATGTAGTGCAATATAACAGCAGTTGCTGTCGTAGTCTTTCCACTCTGTCTTGCAGTTAATACAGCAACACGTCTATTATTTGTAATCTTTTCGGTAATTTCTTTTTGATACTCGTACATGTTCATAGGAATCAATCCATGGTCAACATGTACAATTTTAATATAATTTTCTGCAAAGTATACAGGATCTTGTGCACACTTCATATATTCTTTTAAAAGCTCAGGAGTAAACTCAATTTGTTCACCAATCTTTTTAAGATGGGAATTACCTAAGTACCCTTTATCAAAGTTACTCATTACTTATCTTCTTCACCCTTTATCATCTTAAGTAAATCTGAGGTTGAGACAATTAAATTATTATTAGTAACTTCTGTTTTACCTTGCTGATCTTCTTCTTTTGCGTATCTTTTCTTTGTTGACATTTCAACGTAATCTTTGTTTGCATCAAGTAACGTTTTCATTAAAGTAGATACAACTTCAAACGCTCGAGGTGATTCTGATTGTTTTGCGATCTCGACCATTTCACGAACTGAATCATCACCAAGATTAATAATATTTTCAATATTCTTTTTCGCTAATTCAATATCTTTTAGATTCTCGTTAGCTTCTTTTGTGATAACAGCAGGGTGTTGTGCCACAGATTCTTGAGGTAGGTTTTTAAGTTCATCAACTGACTCGACTTCGGCAGGAACTAATACTGGTTCGACAGCTTCGTCTAACGGCCTCATGTTTAGTTTCATTGCTATTGTATCACCTTTATCTTTCATGCGTCAACTCTCGTAATGTATAACATAAAGTATGAACTTCCCAATGGGAGTTTCCGTACAACTTCATCATCCCAAAGGTTATCTGGAACAGCCTCTGCACCCATACCTTTTACTTTATGAAGTGGAGATTCAATAAATGGTTTTAAGAATGTATCTCTAAATTTAATGAATCTTTCAGGTCCGTCTTTGGTTGCCTTTATATGTATTTCCATACCGATATGTTTTACATTGTTTAAACAGTAATCCAAATTCTCGCTATTAAATACATCGTATTCGTTTCCTTCAATATCGCATTTTAAATAATCAATGCTTTCTATATTGTAATTTGTTATTAATTCTTTAAACGACATACGATCTATATCATCAATCGGTAATGGCGCTTTCTTTGTTACATAACAGCCATCTGCATCAGATGTACCAATAATTGCATTAATCGGATAAACTTTTGGATCAGGTTCATTCATCATATATTCTGAAACATTTTCAATTGCTGTCTTTAGCAATTCTCTATTTGCTTCAACCATATAAACCTTAGCAGCTCCTTTATCTAAAGAGTCCGCAGCCATCATTCCAACACAAGCTCCTAGATCTACAACAGTATCACCAGGTTGTACCACATACCACCAATCGTAATCCTTTCTTACAAAGAATTCTCTATAGAAAGTTGCGGACATTTCAAGTACAAGACCGCCCATACTCATTTCTTCGTTTAGTGCCTTTTTTCTAATCATAATATAAATCCAATTTGTTTACTTATCCATATTATTTATCATGCAAGACTGGCGAAGTAAAGTACTGCTAAATCTATGATCTCTTCGATTAAAATGTAAATCTATATCTCTCTTACGACAAATATCTTTACCTGTAAAATCTTTATCACGATATTCTTCACCAAGTACTCGAACATCAATTGTATATAATTCTAATATGTCTTCGAGATCTTGTTCCGTTTTATAAGGAATAATTTCATCAACATAGCTGACAGCTTTTAATTGACTATATCTTTCAACTATTGTTTGTATTGGTGGGTTCTTTTCAGGACGATCGAGTGAAGGATCTATTTGTAATCCTACAATTAAATAATCACAATGTTCTTTTGCTTCTCTTAGCATTTGAACATGCCCAGCGTGTAACAGATCAAAGCTGCTACAAGTAAATCCAATTTTCATAATATAATATTCCTTTTAACTGGGTTCAGTATCAGATGTCCTCTTTATATAATCCCAATCATCGTCAAATTCAATCAAACTATAATCAACAGTTTGTGTAATGTCTGAAGTTGCTACGTTGTTTGCCGTCATACCCGGTTGTACTGTTTTAAATTCTTCGAACTCTGAATCAGTTGCAGTATCAGTTGCTATTCTTGTATCAATAAATCGTATGACTGCCTTATCTCTTTCAGGACCAAAGAA